CTAGATTTCGATATCAATCACTGTAAGACTGGGCGCCTCGCCTTCGATCACGCCATCCCTTACAAACACTGCCTGACCTACTGTCGCATCGCCACGAGCCGCTATCACGGCGCCCGTGGGAAGCGTGACGGTGCAGCCCCCTGCCGAGACCGTCGAAACCGTGCCCACCAGCAGCGGCGCCTTGGGAACGAGCGCCATAAAGGCTTTGTAGATATTAGCCATGTACTTCCACCTCAATCACCTGGGTTGCGGACGGCAGCTGCGACGATATCGAAACGCCTTTGACCAGGCCGACGACGGTCACACCATCATCGACGTAGGCGACGATTTTGCCGGGGTTGATGATGCCTGTCTCCTTGAGGATAGGCAGGCTTAGGGAGTAATCCTGTATCGCGCCCGTATAGGCCAGAACTGGCAGCGCGCGCTGGCGGGCCGCCACGCTGTCGGTGATCAAAGCATCGGTAATCATCTGCGCGACTAGGTCGCCGGCCGTCCCGGCGCGCGTGACGTGCGCGAGGATGCCGCCAGCGGTCGAGCCGCTGACATACACGCTGTTGTAGTCGGGCTGTGTGGCCCAGCTAATCGATTCCTTGCGCATGGCCGCAGATGGCAATTGGAAGTCGGGCACTGTCGTCGAGCTGTACCAATCCCAAGGCGCGACGGGATAGCGCGGCAGGATGCGCAGTATCTGGTTCACAGGGTCGGGCTGCACGAAGGCGCCAGCGGCGCCGGCAATGGCGTTGACGGCGGTAATATAGTCGCCTTGATGGTTCCAGGCGCCTGCGGGCACGAGCCAGTCGCCGATCTGCCAGTCGATATCCCATCCGATGCTGATGCCGTTGATGGTCAGAACGTCCAGCATCAGCTGCTGCGCTGTGCTGTCCTGGGCATTGGTGAACGTCATCAGCTGCGTGTAGGGGCTGGAAAGGATCGCGTTATGGCCGCGTCCCGACACCGTGATGCTAGTCGATCCGAACTGACGGTCGCGCGCCACGCTTTCCACAATCAATAGGTACGGGCTACCGTTGATGATGGCGCGCAGCTGCACCTGGTCGCCGGCTGCGCCTGGCTGCAGGTTGCGCAGACTCGACGCCGGCAGCGTAGCGTTAAATGACCAGGTCCAGCTGTCCTGGTCGATGTTCAGTGACAGGGCTTTGGCGTCGAGCGCTATGTTCCCATCAACTCGGATGAGCTGTATATCGTTGATGACCATGTACGTCCTCTTGATCGGCACGATGATCGTGCCAGGGTTTGACGGCGCAGAGTGGCCGTCGCAAACGAATACCAGCTCGCTGCCGCCTGGTGCATCTTTGAAGATCAGGTAGACAGCATTTCCGTCTGGTATTGGGTAGCAAGGCGGCTTAGGCGGCGTGACCGGTGGTGCAATGGTTGATGTGCCAATGGGAGGCGTGATGCCGGCACGCCAGCGGGCCATCAGGCCGAAATAAACGGCTTCGGCTACGCCGGCCTTGGATTTACGCGAAATGCGCGTAGCACTCCCACCGCGCCAGTCGGCGGCGATGGCTGGACGTGGGATTGGCAGCATCTGGTCGAACCGGTCGCCCGCGCTGAAGGCATGCTGAACGCCGTTGCGCCAAATATTTACCGTCACCGGCCGATTGGTACGAAGCATCTGATTGGTTGTGGTACGGGTTCCGGCCGCGCGTTGAACCCCATTGCGCCACAGTCCGCTTACGGAGGGCCGGTTGCCGTTCAACATGCTGGCGTAGCTTAGGTCAATGCTCAACGGCGTTAGCGCCCCACCACGATAGTCATCCTCGACACCTGACGGAAGCGCCATGCTTGCGCGGTAAGCTGCGGTCAGGCTCGCATCACCAGCTAGGCTACGCGCCCATGGTGCAGCGCACTTGGCGACCGTGGGGCGCTCGGTATCGCTGATATAGGTCACACTTCCTGAAAACGACATTGCGGGGAAGCTACCCGTAAGGTCTTCTTCGTACACCTCACGCATCAAGCCCGTGACGGACAGTGCGTCAAATGTGCCATCGACGGAGGCAATAACGGGCGGCGCGACGAACGCCACGAACGACAGGTCGCTGAAAGCGGCATCGAGATAGATGGCGCTACTGTCGGCCGTGCCGCCGCTGACGCCGCCGAATACGATATTGAATGGATTGCCTGCAGGAGGATCGACAAAGACCAGCGCGACACCTGGCTCGAACCCGAAAACAATATCGACAGGTGTCGTTGCCGGGTCTTCGGAAAATAAAAGGTCTCGGTCGGTCATACTTTACGCAAGTACGCCGGATGCCAGTTGCGTCTTGCCGCCCGCGTAAAGCTGCGTGGAAGTCAGCTTGATCTCGCCCGTCGAAGCTCCGACCACGGCAACATCACAGTCGAATACATAGTCGCCATTCTGGTTGGTGATCCGCGCCCAAGTAGCCACCCCGGTTATGGCGATGAGCGGCAGATCGGCACTGGAGAGCGTCAGAACAGCCTTGGCCGGCGAGGCCGCCGCCGTTACAGCACCAGGCGGTTTATCGAGAGCCAGGCTTACCAGTTTGTTCGTGGCTGCGCCACCGCCTGTCGGGCGCGTGCCGTCGTAAATATCGATATGAGCATTACCGTCGCCCAGCTGCAGAAGCTGCAGCACAGCGGTAATGCGCGCTGTAGAGAGCGCGTCTGAAATAGCAATCATGGCATCTTGTCCGGTGTGAGGTTGTCGGCGATGACGGCACGGAAATTGTGCATGTAGTCGATGCCGAGGACGGTGTACGCAACGCTGCGGTCAATGCCGGCGAACGTGTAGGCGCCCGTGACAGGATCGCTCCATGTCTCGCGGATCAGTCGGCTGTCGTAGTCGCGCAGCAGGCGCACCTTGCGATGGGTCGGTGTGTTGGGCGTACCGGTGATCTTGACCGTTCCGCTGATGACACCGTCGCCGCCATAGATATAGTCGCGCGTCGAGTTATAGCGCACCGTTGGTAAAACTGTTTTCGTCCACAGCGGACGAGGCGGCGCACTGACGATTTTCTTCCCGACCACGATGGCGCGGTAGTTTGTGGGGATGGAAGGCGGCAGCGCCTGCGCATCAACGCGAACGTTCGCGCTATCCGGTGCAGTGCCGATCAAAATGGGGGACGAGACACCGTTGCGCGGCATTGGCGATGGGTAAAAATACAGCGGAACAGACACACCTGACCCTGCGCCAATAAACACGAACGTACCATCGGCGTTAAAACGCATGGCCCATTTTAAGAGCGGCGCCGTCTGTCCGTTTTGAGCGACGTGGGCGGCCATGATCGTCACCCCATTGGCTTTTTGCATCTTGCCGGTGCCGGCAATCACATAGGTGTAATTCGCCATGGCAAACATAAAGCACGCGTCCAGCGGATCAGTTGTGGGTACATAGACCGTGTAAGGCGTGGCGTATTGGGGTGGAGTGACGCCCTGATTGCCGTTGGTGCCAGCGCCTTGCACTGGGGCCTTGCTTTTTGGCCCATACCAGCCGACATAGTTCGATGTAAAAAAACCTTCCACGTTTGAGCCACCCGTGAGCGGCGATGCGAAATTAAATTCGTTGATCGCCACATACGCATTATTCAATGCGGGGTTTAATGCAGCCGGGTCAACGCCCAATTCGTTGCACCAGGCAGCGTAAGCTGCGTCGGCGTCATCGGACGGCGTCGATACGCTGAACGTATAGTCGTTGATGACGCCGGGGTAAAGAGTCGACATCGCCGATTACCTCCATGGGCCGGTGAAATCAAAAAACACTGTCGCGCCTGGCTGGCCCAGCGCGGGACCGTAACCGGAGGCAAACGCAAGCAGGGTCTTCCCTGGCAGACCTGCGATTCCGGTCAAAAGATCACCCGTGTTAAACGTACCTGCCGGGATCGCTTGCGGCACGCTGTACTGCCCCGGCATCGTGCCGCGCTGTAGTGTGCCGCCCTGCTCAATGACATAGTTTGGCGTAACGAACATGGCGCCGTCCGTGGCGTTGGGGAACAAGTTTTGATAGTTCTGCCCACCGCTGTAATTGCCATCGCCGTACCCTGCTACCTGAGGATAAATTCTCCGAGCATAAGTGGACGTGCCGAGGCCAAGATAGCTCCGAGGCATGGTGCAAGCGGCGCTTTCCGACGTACCGCCGTAAAAAATGCAACCCGGCCCTTGCGGCCCGTAGTTTGCGTTATCACTATTGTTACCGACAATGATGGCGCCGAAAGGGTCGCCACTTAAGCGCGTTGGCAAGAAATCGCCGAAGCAGACGATGTCCCTGACAGTGTTGTATGACCCGGACGAACCAAAAAGAAAATAAAAAATCCGGCCATCGCCTATGATCGCCCATGGGTTTGTCGATGTGGTGCTATTGAAGCCGTCTTTGCCCCACCAGCATCCTTGTGCACTTTGTACCACGGTGGGAAATGGTGCCGCCGTGGCCGGGTCTAAGCCAGTCGCATGCGCGCAAGTGGCGGCAGCCGAATCATCCAGACGTAACACAGCTCCCGTCGACATAGGATCGTTGCTCTTGTAGTGGGGGATATTGGCGCCTTCCGGCAGCGTCTTGCCCCAACCCAGCGGCGCGACTTTGAACTGCGCTACGCCTGCGCCATACGTGCCGTCGGCCAGCGTAGTCGGGAAAACCAGTGTGTTTGTCGTGTACGCGGTAATCTTTTGCTCGCCGTCGAGCGCGTTGCCGTTGCCGCTGATTAACACGACCTGGCCGACCTTATTGAACGGATGGCCGGCTGCGACGTGCAACGTTGCGACACCCTGCGACACTGTGATGTTGTCCGCTGCAGCCACTCCCCAACCGGTAACCAGGCATGCATCAAGAATCGCCATCATCGCGCCGGCCGAGGCGTTGAGAGCAGGTGCACCAGCCATCGCGCTGTTGAAATATTTAACGGTAGTATCGATTGTCATTTTACGTCTCTCAGGTAGGTGAATCGTTATTGATGTCGCCGCGAATAAGGAGCGTGAATTCGTCCTTGTCCACCGTTGGCGTGCTCTGCTGAATCGTGCGTAACACCCACACCGGCGCGATGGCGCCGACTGTATCGAAGCGCAGGACGTTGCCGGGCAACCATCCGGTGCCCCAACCGAGCGCCGGGATGGTGAAATACGGCTCGCCGGTTGCCGGATTGATGGGTGAGCAATCGGCCGCGGTGCTGCCCACGGCGATGCCGCCGACGTGTTCCCCAATCACGTTAAATGTGGTTGTGTTGGTGAACACGATGGCCCAGCGTTCTGTTAGCGCACCGATGTTCTCGACCGTGATCGGGTTTGCGATGTTGTTGAAAGTTCCGGTCGCCGCGTTACCTATCAGATCGTCAGAAAACACATTCGTCCATGTCTGTTGGTCGTACACGGTTGAGACGCGCGCGGCCATGTCGCCGACGATCATGGCACTGCTGACGTAGGAACCTTGCAGCGGGTAGTTGTGCGTGATTGCCTTGGTCAGCGTCAGCTGGCCGCTGATCTGCGCATCGCTGACCAGGCTGGCATCCTCAATCCGATATTCCAGGGTGACGGGTTGATCGTAGGTGCTGACATCAGCAAACGTTACCTTGCCCGCTTCCAGATCAGCCGAATAACCGACATTGATCGCCGCGCCGTCAGCACCCAGCAGGCGCACGCGCGACAGGCGAACCTGCGAGCAGTCGAGCGTCTGCCCGTTATGCACGGTGACGGGGCCAAGGTTGCGGGTATTGCCGATGACGACGACCGTGCCGGATTGGAAGATGGGCACGCGGCCGTCAGGTGGGAGCCGCACCGGATCGAGGCCCAACACGTCGGCGTCGAGCGGGATATAGTTGTAGCCGACCGCGTTATAGCGCAGCGAGTCAGCGCGCACGCCCTGCGGGTTGATCGTCGTCACGCCCGGCACGTTCAGGTAGCTGATATCCTGCGTGGTCGTGTTGGACGGATCGCCCACCGTGCCGAAACGCACCGTCGCAACGCCGGTGTCGTAGTTGACCACGCCCACCACGCCGGCCGCATTGATGTAGCCGTCGACGTTGGCCGTGGCCGTCTGCTGCGAACCGTTCTTGTCCGTCCATTGGATTGAAAAGCCGCCGTTAAACAGCGGCGAAATCGCTGTGCGGAACGTCACGCTCTCGGCCAGCTGGGTCGTCACGTCGGGCTGCGTGTTGCCGGTCAGGTTGGACGGCGTCGATGGCGCGCCCGTGGTCCACTTCGATACCAGCACGCCGGAGTCGCTGCCCACGATGCTCAGCACACCGCCATCGGCGCCTACGCCCGTCGACGGGTCAGGGTTGAGCTGGTATTTTGAGGTGCCGGCCGCCCAGGTGTAGAAGTCGCTGCCCAGGTTGAACGTCAGCACCTGGGCCAGCGTCGATGCCATGAACAGGTTGTCGACCACAAACGGAAAAGTCTGCGCCGTACCGTCGTCGCCTGCATAGCGCACCACAGCTGCGGCGCCGGTCTGTCCCCACCAATTCCACGTTGGCGACGCGACTGGCTCGCCGCCCGTGCCGTTGATGACGGTCGCTGTCACGCTGCGGTTTTCGGTGCCCGTCTGCGAAATCTTGGTAACGTAGGGAATAGTGCTGGCATCGAGGACCGTTGTTATAAAAGTCGGTTGCACCGACAACACATTCGGCAGCGACTTGTTGATGGTGCAGGCGCCGCTGACATAGTCGACCTGGCCGACGATGTAATTGCCGGTGATATTGCCGATGAACAGATTGCCGGCGCCATCGTCGGCCACGCGCAGCCACTCGTCGTAATTGTCGTCGTCGACGCCCGGATAGCTGCGCATGACATGCGACATCACTACGGCGGCGTCGATTGAACCAGGCTTGATAGGCGCGGCCAGGACAAACGACCAGTAGGCGCCAGGTGCAGTGCCGCCGCTGTCGGTCATCAGGCCGATTTGCGCAGTTTTTGGCGTCGAGTTGGACAGCGTTAGGTCGACAGACGTGCCGAGAGGCGGCAGGACGTTCGGCCGGAAGTCGATATCGCCTGACGAGTAATTAACCGTGCCGGTGGCGTCACCCTGCAGCTTGCCATTCACGTCGGAGGCGGTGCGCGGCGTGCCGTCGTTCCAGCTCAGAACCATCGAGCCGGGCGTTATAGCGTTGGCGATGTTGATGCGCTTGCCAAAGCCGGCCGGCAGGTTTGTCGGGCTAGATTGTGGGATGGACTGGATTGGCGTCGACAGAACGGCCGGCGCGTAGGTAAAGATAATTTCGCTGCCCACGTCGGGGAGCGCGCCGAAGGTCACATTGACGCTGCCGCTGTTGAAATTGATCGTGCCGGCGCCATAACTGCTATCGGTGCCGCGCAGCGCGCCGCTGCCGTCGTCGTTCAGCTCGTACCAGTGCGACAACGAGCGATACGACACGGTCAGGGAACCCTTGGCGGGGATCGGCTCCAGGTTGATCAGCCACGTATTGCGCTGGCTCTGCGCCGTCACGGGAATACCGATTGATTCCGTCACGACATCGGGATCACCCGCCGGAATATAGCTGACGGTGTAGGCGCCCGAGCTGGTGCCGAATACGTCCGATGCCAGGGCCAGGATGCCGTTGGCGTAGTCGATGGTGCCGACCTTGGTGGTGCCGTTGACCAGCGTGCCGCCGTTGTCGGTCAGGGTGATGCCGGCTCGCGCGATGGAAAACGATCCGGGCAGGATGGTGCCGCCCACGAAAAGGCTTGTCGCCGTATCGAACACGGCCGCCGTGCTGGTGGTGATGCGCGTGCCGGCCGGGACATAGGCGCCGGTCTGCTGGTTCATGCGGGCGTCGGAGATAGGAATTTCCACGCGCGTGCTGGGAACGATCTGCGTGAAAATATCCTCGACATTGATCACCACGTCCCCGATGGAGGCGGCGGCGTCCAGGGGCACGACACCATAGTATTTTGCCGCGTTGGCGACGACCGACGTATACAGCTTGCCCTTCGTCGGGGTCTGGTTGATCGCGGCGTCGTAGCGGGTCGCATCATAGCCAGGGAAGTCATAGCGCAGGGTGTCGGACAAAGTCATCGTTACTTCGGTGCGGCTGAAATCGCCCAGTGTTGCCGACTGTTCATCGGTGTAGATGCGAACCTGCGACTTGACGCCCGTGACGCGCACGAACTGCTGTTCCTCGGTTGCCATCCCCTCGTTGACGACCAAAACAATCGTGTCACCGTTGGCTGGCAGCGGCAGTTCGTTGCGCTGCAAGATCGTGATCGATGCTTGGCCGGTGATCGCATTGCCATACAGGTATCCTGGATACGTCGGGCCTTGGGCAAGGTAGGATTCGACGCGCAGCACGGCATCCTGGCGGGTGTCAAAAACCTCGCCAGTCGAAAACAGCGCGACCGACACATTAGGGTCTTCGGGCGGCTCGGACACGATCACCGTGACGCCGTTGTAGCCGTCCACGTTGGCCGTATGCACCGATGGGAAGACCTTGCGCACGTTGACGCGGCCGAGGGTGCGATCCAGCTCCGAGATATCCGGGAATATCCCGTTTTTCAGGCCGTCGACGATAAGGGTGCTGGACGGGGCGCCGCCGCCCTCGGGCACGTCGGCCATGACCTGAGACGCTGCCAATACGATGTCACCAGAAAGAATTGCCATTAAAGCTCCATAAATTTAAGTGTCACTTGCCAGTCGTGATCCGGGTCGGGGGTGGCGAACTTGCGCACCGGGGTGGCGTCGAGGGCCGGGGCGTCCTGGTGACGGAACGCCACCGTAAAGACCCGCCCATCAGCCAGGGTTAGCAGCATCTGCAGGCCGGCCACGGCATACCATGCCGTCAGCACCTCAACGGACGACCGAGGAAGCCAGGCCATTGACGTGTCCGGCGCGGACAGCGATATCGTGCGGCCGGCCTGGCGCGCGGCTGTTTCCACCAGCAGCGCGCCGGTGATGGAGTAGTCCACGGCGGCGACGACGGGCGTGTAGCTGTGTTCGTCCGTCCATAGCAGATCGTCGGGCAGCGTCACGCTGTCGGACGTAGTGAGGTTTTGCAAAATCATGATGAAATCCCTTTTGCCTGCGCCAGCAGGGCCAGCAAGGCTGTTTCGTTGGAAGCGTCCAGGGTGAGCGGCACAGCGGCGCCGCCGTTGGTGGTGAAATTGACCTGAATGATCTTGGACGGTGCCTGCGTCGACGCGGCCGCCTGCGCCGTCGAGGTGTCGGGGCTAGCAATCGCACTGGTGGGCGCAACGGCCGCGACCTGGGCCAGCGCCTGCGCCGACAGATCGGGGCTGGTATCGGGTGCGGCTGCTGCGGCGCTGGCCTTTTTGTTTTGGGCGTCGATGATCGCCTGCACCTGGCGCAACGCCTGGTTGGCATTGGTCAGCAAGGCGCCCGTACCATCGTCGCCCAGGCTTTTGGCGTTCTGCGTCTCAAAGTAATACGACAGCTTCGATGCCGTCGTTGCCTGCTGGACGGCGGTCTGCGCGTCGGCCAGGTCGTCAGCCGTCAGGGTGCCGGCGTGGAGCTTGTCCTGTATATCGAATGCCGTGTTGACAGGCGTCAGGTTGTTGGCCGACCCGCCGTCTGTGCGGTCGCCGCTGGGTGCGCTGCCGGCGCCTGCAGTCGAGACTTCGCCGAACTGAACGGCGCCGCCGCCATTGCCCTGCAGGGCGTCCAGCCGCTGCTGCGCCGCGTCGGTTGCAGTGATTGCCGCCTGCAGCTTGAGCTGTTCGGCCGTGGCGCCTTCCAGGTTGTTTGCGAACTGGCTGGCCGCGCCGGCGACGGCCAGCATGCCCTTGTTCAGGTTGCCGGCATTCGCGGTAGCAGCTGCAAGACTGGACGAGGAACGGGAAAGGCCCGTGTTGTAGTCGCCCAGCGCCTTGTTGGCCGCCGTCTGCTGGTCGGACAGTGCCTGCGCCTGGTCGACGACGGCTTTCTGTTTCAGCGCCACTTCCTGCAGCGCCTCAGTGTCTTCCTGATGCTTGTCGGCGGTCTCCTTCGCCAGGTCATAGCTCAGTTGGGCCTGCTGCACCGCTGCCTTGGCGTTGGCAAGGGCCTGCTCCTGGTCGGTGGCGTCGGCGCCGGACTGGATGGCGACCTTGAGCTTGATGACGGCCAGTTCCTGATTCTGCAGCGTTAGAATTTCCTGGCGGTGCGCCGTTTCCACCTGGTAGGCCAGGCGCGCATCGTCGGCCTGAGATTTGGCGACGGCCAGTTCCAGCTGGGCATATGCCAGTTTCTGTTGCGACAGGTTGGACCCGTCCAGCTCGTACTGGTTGTTGGCCTTCCATACGTCGAGGCGGGCCTTGCTGACGTTGTAGTCGGCCGTCGCTACCGCCAGGTGCGATTTCGCCAGGTTCACGGCTTCGTCGGCCGCTGCTGCCGTATTCTTGCCTTCCAGCAGCAGCTGGGCATTGGACTGCGTGATCGCCTCGGTAATTTGATCCTGGGCGATTTTCATTTGCGTCAGCGAGATCCCGCCTTTGTCGCCCAGCTCAACGATCTGCGCGCGCAGTGCCTGGAAATCCTCGCTGGTATGCGCGGCTTTCAGTTCGGAAGCAAGCAGATCGTCAAACCGGCCGCGCAGATCGGTGGTGGTCGATCCCAGGTCTTTGCCGGCTACCTGGGCGTCATGCAGCGAGGCGTTGAGCGTGACCAGGTCGCTCACTGTCTTGGCGCTGTTCAGGCCGTTGTTGAACGCCTCGCGGAATATCAGGCTTGTCGCCGTCGCGTTCGATGCCAGCTCTTGAATGGCCCCGGCCGTTTTCTCGAATTGGGCGTTCAGCGGCGTCAGGTAGTCCGTCCCGCCGAAGGTATGCACCTTGTCGCCCAGGTTGGTGATATCGGTCTGAAAGCGCGCTATCGAGTCCTTGGTGACGTTGTTCAGCTCGTTATTGAGTTTCGTCACCTCGGCGGTGGTCAGCTTGAATTTCCCGGTGGTGGTGTCGACCTCGCCGCCCAGGCGCTTGATGGCGTCGGCGATCAGGCCGGCATTTTTCTGCAGCTCGACATCGGTCTGCGTGTTGTCGCGCTGCGCGGCCGTCAGCTTGATAATCTGCGCCTCGATGTCCGAATAATTGGTGGCGCCGTTGAGCGCCTTGGCAATGACCTGGGCATCCTGCAGGGCCTTGGAGAACTTGCCTACGGCCGATTCGCCCCGGCCGAAAGCGTTGACGGTGTTGGCGGCGTTGTCGGCGATTTCGTTGGCGGTGCCGATCATCGCCTTGCCGGCCTCGGTGATCGCATCACCCCAGCTCTTGTTGAACGTGCCGATCACCTTGCCGATGCCCTCGGTCAGGATGCCCAGCGTTGCCAGCGCGACGGCGACGAAGCCCTGCACGGCCACGGTGACGATAGAGAGGCCATCACGGAACGAGGCGACGAACAGGGAGACAGTGTTGACGACGACAGACAACGCGGCTCCCAGGATGCTGACCTTGCCGCTGGCGGTGTCAAAAGAGCCGCCAAACGTCAGGACATCGACGGCGCCGGTCACGACCTGGCCCAGCAGGGACAGTAGCTGGCCGGTCAGTTCTTCCAGCGGAACCTGCACCTCGGTGAAAATCCGCACCAGCTCGACGCCCGACTGATCCACGGCGCCGAAGAAATCCCGCACGCCATCGGCGAGCGCGTGCGCGCCCTGGCCGCTCTGGTCGGTGCCCTTGACGACGGCATCCGTCTGCTTGAGGAAGTCGGTGGCCGCCGCGACGAGCTGATAATAGGCCGGCAGCAGCTGGCTGCCGATGTCGTTCGCCAGGTCTTCCTGGTAGCGCTTGATCGACTGCAGCTGTTTGCCCACGTCCTGCATGGACGCTTCATACGCGCCGTTCAGCTTGGCGGCCTGTACCAGCGCCTCGTTGGTGACGGCCTGCACCTTCTGCGTCTGCGTGAGCTGGTCGGCGGTCTTGCCAAGGGAAGCGGCAAACTTGTCCTCGGCCTGCTGCACGTTGACCAGGAGGCCCATGTAGCGCAGGCCCATCGTGTCGAGCTGGGAGATATTGGTGATCAGGCGCGTCAGCGTGGCCGACGAGTTCTCGCCGGTGACAACGGCCAAGTCCTGCGCCGCGCGCGCCAGCTGCGCCACCTGGGACACTGCGCCGGCCTCGGCCGGGCCAAGGGCAATGCCGGCCTGAATCATCTGCGTCAGGGCTTCGCGGGTGGCCTGGGTGGTGATGCCCAGCTTTTCCACTTCCTGCTCGTAGCCGCTAATCTGCTCGGTGGTGTAACCGGCATTTTTCGCCACCACGGCCAGGGTGGTGCCCAGCACCTCGGTGCGGGCCGCATAGTCGGCCGACTCTTTCAGGCCATAGGCTACCGTCAGGGCTGTAAAGGCGCTGATCAGCGAACCAAGGTTTTCCTTGAGGTAGCCGATGGGGTCGGTCAGCGCGCTGATTTCGGTCTTGATCGCGTTCACGCCAGCGGCGCCAGCCTGGGCCTGCGCGCCGGCCTCGGTGGCAGCATCGCCAGTAGCCCGGATTTCATTGGAGAGCGCGGTGACGTTCTCAATGCCTTCCAGCAGCGCCCTGATCTTGATGTCTAACACTGATGGCAAGCTATTCCCCTAACTGCTTTATCAAATTTGCGACCGTTTTGGCATCGCCGCGCGCACCGGCGAAAAGGAGTTGAAACAGGTCGCGCTTATCGTCCTTGCGCTGCCGTGCGACAGCGGCCGAGAACGCCAGGAACTGCGACCAGGTGTAATCGAGGATGTCTTCTAGGCGGTGGCCGCTGGTAACGAGGCGCTGGATGCTTTCTGCCCAGCCGTTGCCTGCAGCCGTGCGGCCAGGTCGCGCACCTGCGAGGCCAGCTTTGGAACCGTTGGCAGGATGCGCTGGACAAAAAAATCTACGTTCGCTTCCAGGAGCGCCGAGAACAGCGTGATACCGTCGTCCAGTTCCAGGGCGTCGATGAATTCACGCGGCAGGTTCGACATCGCTTGCATCAGGTTGAGGCAGTCGCTCGCGTAGGCCATGAACACGGCGGAGAGGTCAAGCGGCTTGTCCTTGTGGTAGGCGAGCATCGACTTGATGGGCTGCGCGGCCTTGATCACGGCCGGCAGCTGGCCCAGACGGAAGGCGCGAATGATCACGTCCTTGCCGGCGATGGAAATGGTCTTGAGTTCGGGGATGACTGCGGAAATGTCGTTGCTGGAAGGGGCGGCGGTCGTCATAAGATGCTCCGGGTTGGGATGCATCAAGTATGAATTTTGCGGGATTGAAGCCCAAGGCGATGGGCTTCGGTGGGATACCTGCCTCTCCCATTGCAGGAGAGGCTTGACACAGTTTAGGCGGTTGCGGGTGCCAGCTGCAAGATGCGACCGAACTGGCCCAGCTCGTCGTCGACCGGACGGGACGTATCGATCAGCACGCTCGCCGTGACGTCGGCGCCGTCGAACTTCGTGCCGATCAGCGAGAGCTGTTTAAACGGCTCGGTGCTGACCTTGTACAGCTCGACGATGATCGGGGCGCCTTCCTCGGCCAGGTTGATGCCCTCGTAGCGCAGGAAGAAATCCTGTGCCGTGGCGTTGAACATCGCAACGCTGTCGACGGCCCCGTGAGTGTATGCGACAGTGAGGGGCTGAATCAAGCCCGTCACACTCGTAAAAGTAATGGCGCCGTACACGGGATCAACCTCGTATTTGCTCTCGTCGACCGTGGCAGGCTGCGGCGACGAGTCCGTAATGATGACGGCCGATGGCTTCGGATATTTCAGCGCCACGCGGTCGCCGGCGACCAGGCCCAGCGGCAACGCCTCGCCGGTGATCGAACTGGATTCGATGGTCGACGTTTTGCCCTGCAGGCCGAACGCGAGATTTTCCTTGCTCAGTTCCATCAGCGTCATATCGGCCGTCGCGTCCTTGCCGACGACGATGTTCTTGACGGTGGCGGCCTGGCCGCTGTAGTTCTCTTTCTGCGTGGCCAGGTCGGTTTTCAAGCTCAGGTTGAGGGTGCTGACATCGCCCAGCCAGCGCAGTGCCGTGGCGGCGCCCGCTGCCGTGCGGCCGGCGAGGTATACCTTGCCTTGTCCGAGATAGTAATTACTCATGTTTGACTCCTTTGGTGTTGGGTTTAGTGGGACGGTTCTGTTTCTTGTGGGCGATGCCGTTGTCCTGCAACCATTTCGCCTCGGGCGCCGATACGCTGATGGTCGCGCCGGCCGCGTGCTTGGTGTTGGCGTGGGTGTGCGGGCGGATCAGCTTGACGGTATGTTTTGGAGTCTGGTTCACGGTTTCTTGCTCGGCTTGTAGACAAACTTGGCGCGGAACACGAACGGGTAGTAGCCGTACCCATTGGCGTAGTGCGCATTGATGGGCCGGCCGCGCGTGAGCGGCACGACGGTGTCCTGCGGCGTCCAGCCCGACATGGCATCGAGCATCGACGTGATCAGCGGCCCGGCCAGGCGCCTGGTGCCCGCGCCGGTGTTGTGTGCATCGGCGAAGTACACGGCGATGACGACAGCCCACAGCTGGGTAATGGTCTGCACCTGGCCCATGGTGCCCTGATCGCCTGGGCCGCTGCCGGTTTCGTCGCCCAGGTAAATGACGTGCGCGGCGGGCGTTATCTGCTGCTGGCCGGATATGGTCGCCAGGTCAGGCGACGAGAACACGCCTTTCAAGCCTGGCACGTCAGCCTTGAGCTTGTCGACGATGAGCTGTTCCAGGAAAAGATAGTCGGTTACCAATTGTTGCCTCCGAAGTCGTTGCGACCTGGTGCGATCTGCACCGTGTCTGCCGGCGCCGAAACATTGCTCGACGCATCCAGGCCCAGCGACAGGCGGCCGGCGCCGATCCCGGCGAGCATCTTGACGCGGCGCGCGTAGCCCAGCGCCGCCGGGTGGTCGTCGCCGATCTTGGTGTACAGGTAGAAGTAACTGATATCGACGGCGATCTGCGTCAGGATCAGCGGAACGGTCGGCAAAGGCAGCGGATACCGTCCTTCCAGGTACATATTGATTTCGGCCTCGGCCTTGCCGATGGCCGTGCCGGCGACGACTGGATCAACGTCGGTGGCGATGACGTTGGCGCGGTTGGTCAGCTGCGCGATGTCGTCCTGTCCATACGCGCTGACCAGGTCGTCGACGGTGCAATAGGTCATGGTTACTTGCCCCGGCCTTTCTTGGCCGGCGCTGCTGCAGGCGCTGCCGCCGTGTAATCGGTGCCCTCGGCGTCGACCTCGACAACAACGGCGACCAGCTCGGCTTCCTTCTCGATGCGTTCCTGTACACCTTCTTTCAGCGACGACAGCGGCAGGTCGACGTGTTTCGGGCCGAAGACATGGCCGGCGCGGCGGAACGTGCCATGGCGGCTATGCACGCGCAGCACTTTGGTTTTTTTGTCACTCATTTGCTTCTCCAGGTGGCGAGGTCTAACGGAACAGGTCTGGTCACTGCGAGGACGCTGCAAATACCAGGCGTGTTCCCACCCCTTGCGGGGCAGGGGTAACGGATTAGTGCTTCGCTGGCGTCACCAGGGAGGCGCGGGTTTTGTAGTTCGGCGTGCCGTCGTCGGGCTTGACCTCGATCCAGACGCCTTTCTTGCTCGGGTGGGTGGCGACATAGACACCATCGCGGCGGGTGCCGCTGGTGGTGGACGCGGTGACTTTCTGGCCTGCTTTCAATTCGTGCATGGGCATTTCCTTTCAGGGGTTCGTGGTACTGCGGGCACAACCTGGTTGTGATCGTTAAGCGCCCGCCGCCAGGGCGGGCGTCGGCTTAGGCCGGTTTCGCGCCGGTGCCGGTCGAGCCGTAGGCCAGCTGCCAGAAGCCGTAACCGCCAGCTGCGCGCGCTTCGGCGCCGAACTTGTACTTTTTGCGGTTGAACACTTCTTCGGACTGCGGATCGTTCTGCTGAACGAATTCCGGTGCCATGCGCTGCTGGTAGATGAACGGCATAACGGGCTTGGTGGTATCGAGCAGCGCCCAGAACGTCGGCGAGCTGATGCGTGGATCGACAACGACTTCTACCGTGCCCTTGTAGATGTTCACCTTGCCGTCCTGCAGGCGGTCGGTGGTCGCCAGTGCATTGGCGATATCGCCCAGCGCCGGGCCGACCAGCAGAATATTGGGCATGACGCCCAGCGGGCGGCCTTCATCGTCCTTGACCAGCTGCATGGCCGTGCGGGCAAGGCCGAAGCTCGCCATGGCGCCGGTCAGCGTGTCGATGGTCAGCGGGACATCGAACATGTTGGAAACGACGCCGTCGGTGCCGTCAGCATTTTTGACAGGGTGATCGGTATCGAAGAAATACTGCCCGTCGTAGCACTTACTGGTAAATGCGCCGTCGACCAAGCCGAACACGATGTCATCGGGCAGCTGCTTGGCCGACTGGCCGGCCATCTGTGCCTGCGGTGCATAGATTCCCAGTTGGTCATCCAGGATATCGTTGCGGTCGACCTCAACGGTCGCTTCCCAATCGTCATTGACGACGGTGTAGCTGAAGGCGGCCAGCGATTTGATGGCTTTTTCGCCGATCCATTTGCGCATTTTCGGAAAGGTCGACAGCCATTTGTAATCATTCTGCGCGCCCGTCGACGGGACGAGCATGGCGATTTTCTGCCATTTCGACGGCGCACCATCGAAGGCGTTCATAAAGGTCAGCTTCAGATTGATGAAAATCTGAGCGAGGTTGCCGCGATTAATAATCATGTATTACTCCTTGTTTTAAGTCCGGTCACTGCTGGCGCGCTGCTTTGCGCCTGGCCTGGGTATTGCTGGTTATTGAATCCAGACGCCGTCCGGCTCGATGCCCAGGACGACGCCGGCCGGTGAACGGGTGTTCGTTGCGCTGGTAGCGGCAACGGTCTGATCGTCGACGATGTAGGCGAGACGGCCTACGGATGCCTGGGTGACGGGATCGACCGACGAGTTGGCGAACTTGAACGCCTCGCCACGGCGTACGGTGACCGTCTGCGCACCAGCGGCGCCGGCGGTGTTGTCAATGGCAACGTCAGCGCGGCCCAGGTAGGCCAGGCCGACAGCGGTCGAACCCGGCGCGGCAAAGCCGGCAGCGTTGGCGACGACGAGGGCGCCGGCGTAGATATGGGCGCCAGCGGCTACTGGCACGCCGATGATGCCGGGGCCGCGCATAGCGGTGTTTCGGTCTTGGGTCAGGCTCATTGTGCGTACTCCTTCATGGCTTTCTGCACGGCATCGGGGGTGTTGCCGAACAGCGCGGCGATCTTCATGCCGTCAGCGTCCAGTTCACCCGGCGCACCGCCAGGGTTGAGGCCATTGGTTTGCTTGCCCGCGAGGGCGGCAATGGCCGGAACGGTTTCGATGTACTTTTTCAGGGCCGGCAAGTCTTTGGTGCCCAGGTCGCGCGCCCAGGTTTCCATCGCGGGGACGAGCTTGCCAGCCGTCAGCGCGGCCTCGATGACCTTGTCCACCTCGCCGCCGTTCACCTGGGCGGACAGCGCCGCCAGCTGCGACTGCATCATCTGCACGGTTTCCACCGGCACGAACTTGGCCGGATCGGGTTTGCCGCCAGCGGCCACGGCCGCCGTCAGCGCCGCGACCGACTCTTCTGCTTGCGTTGCCTTCGCCACGTAGGCGTTCAGCGATGCCTGTGCTTCCTGCTCGGTGACATCGGGCTTGCAGCCCAGTGCCGTCAGCAGCTGTTTCAGTAATTCATTCATGGGCTTTTCCTCGGGTTCATCATCGTTAAAAAAGGTGGTGGATAAAGCGGCCAGGCTGACAGGCTGCATGCCGTCGATGCCGGCGTAGTTCGTCAGCGCGGCCATCGACAGGCCCGTGACGTGGCCGGTTTTGGGGTCGAAGCGGATAACGGGGGAGATGTAGCGGTACTCGCCTTCGGCGATTGCCTTGGCTGCGGCCGGCGTCCATTCGACGTTGATAGCGAATAGACCTTCACCCTCGCGCCACTCCAGATTCTTGAACCAGCCAGCAGCGGGCGCCGGCTGGCCGTTCTGCTCTTTGAGCAGGGTTTGATGCTCGTAGTCGATGACTGATTTGTTATTTCGCGCCGAAGCGGCAGTAATCAGGCGCTGCGCGTCGGCTGCGTCCATGATCCAGCTGGAGCATGCCGCGCCCTTGATGTTGCCGGGGCGACCGTCGACGGACTGGAACTGCCCAGCCGGCAGCAGCTGGATATCTTTACCTGTGCGGTCGGCTATCTCGATGGAGAGTAAAGCGACCGTGCTGGCGGTGGAATGGGTAAGTGACTTAGGCATACCGCCATGTTGATGCCGGGCGGAAATGCGTATCAGGTGAACGGGTTCAGGGGGTTTAAACCGTTGTTTTGCTGCTGGTGACAGGGCAACTATCAACACCGTTGCTTATTGGAAGCATTCTAACGCACCTCTAACGGCCCGTCGCTCCCTCGGACGAGGATTCTTGCCGGTTGGCATTTAAAAGCCGCGTGGCGGGCCTCTAGACGATTTGGCAGTTTCTGAGCAGACTAACGGCATCACTGTATCCTATCAATTCTCCTAATTCCACCTCACTGCTCCTTTGAGCACTGACAGACAAGCGCAATCAACGTCGCAGACATTAGACTACAGCGGCGCACACAAGGTTGTGAAATTTTCACTCTTTTAGGGATCAGCGAAATGCTATCCTTCTCAACTATTCTCCGATTTCGTCCAGAAGCGGACTTCGTCAACGAAAGCGTCGGCTTTGCCACTCACTCGACTAGCGTCGAAAAGAGCGAATTTTTATTGAAAGGTCGCTGTTGATGAGAAAAATTGAGGTGTCAAATCTAGGACTCGCCAATCGAATTCGCGAGCTTCTTCCAGAGATCGACCAGTTTCTAAATTCAATGGGGACGAAGTTGTCATCTCGTCCTATGGAGGCAACAAAAACTCTTGTGGATGACTTCGTTATTGTCGAGAACGGCTCAGCGGACAAGCCCTATTTTCAGGATTGGTTCGCGGTGCTGTTCGCGATTGTGATGGGCTGGTATGAGAAAAAGTACGGAGCGGCACTGAGCGCGAAGAGTGTCACACTCAAAGGCTTAATCGATATCCATGGACTAGCATTCATCTTAAACGTGCCAGCGAGTTATGGAGTCTGGGATCAGGACGCCGGTCATTTCATAATGTCCCTTGATACGGCACTTGGCGATAGCGAGATGCCTCGAAAATGGCTTGTTGCCCCACCTTCGTTAGAACGCTTATCGCAAAAGCAATCGATTCGTCTTGACTGTGACCTAAAATCAGTCACAGAGACGTTGCGCAAGATTAACATAAACCTAATGCTAGGCGATCCAGCGCCAGATGAACACAGAGGTTTCTGTGCGATTACTTTAATTTCAATTTGTGAGGCAGCTGAAAAAATATCCACCCAAGATGTAATTCGCTGCTCGTCTGCGGTTTGGGATATCTACTTTGCCGTAGAAAGTATGCTAAAGGCGCTGATCGCTCAAAGAGGAGTACAGCCTGATTTTGAGCATAGTCTTATACACCTTGTGAACCAAGCTAAAGCGGTTGGCATCGAAGTTAACGAGCCCTTAGACCTTGGGTTCCTTCCCAATCCATCTCGTGCGATTGATTATCGATATGGTGCGAAGTTTCCCGGTGGTTATAAGAACGTTCTTTTGATGTACCGTCGAGTTCTTCCGCTACTTGTCTATCTATCGTCGAAAGTGCAACGCACCTTCACGCCTGAGGACGGCGCCGCCATCATTTTCCGTCGGCCTCCATGGTTTAAATTTTTGTATGATTAGAACAGGTCTCGCATCGCGTCGATTGTCGCTTCCTGGCGTGACCAATCCTGCGCTCGCGATGTCTTCGTGCGCAGACGCCGATCCTAGGCTATTGGCGCCGCAGATTACATGCCTAATAACTGGTCGAGATAGTCCCGTACTGCCGAAGTGGCAAATTGCACGGCAACATCGGTCAGGTTGCCGGCCGCATCCAGCGGGAAGAAAGGCCGCGCCGGAATATCACCCCAAAGGTGGGGGAACTGCGCCTTGGTGCCGCCGAACTGCTGCATGGCGGCGTAGACCATGGAGTTCTGGATTGTGACAGAGTCAGCCGTAGCCGCATAGCTGAACTGGCGTGATAGGTCGCGGCTGGCGCCGATGAGCGGCTTCTTGTTGGCGACCCTGGTCGCCCCCTTGCTCGACAACTTGCCGTCCTTCTTATAGTTGCCCGTCGTCTGCTCCAGGTAGCGCGCAATGGTCACATCGCTGTTGGCCGGCCAGGGATCGCCGCTCGGTGAGGCCGATACCTCAAAGCTGTGCTTGGCGACCTCGATCAGGTATTCACCGATGGCGCGCATCGCCGGCTCGGTGTTATGCGCCCCCTGTTCAAAGCCGGCCAGGAGCGCCTGGATCGGGCCGTCGTTGATGGTAATTTGGATCAATGGCTTAGGCGCGTAGCGCTCTCCCTGGTTGTGATACTATAATTTGGGTGTGTAGCAGATGCGGATTCGTTTCGGACGTTTATGCCAAGGGGCACTTCGGTGCAGCACGAGCTACTGCAGCTACACACTTTTTACGACCAGCGTGACCAGGGACAGTGTTCTGGTGTTCTTGCCTGGTCTGACCTCAAACACCGCTCGGTGCGTCTCCCCCTCTATTTCCTTGGTTGCTATCACCCGCTGCAACTTCTCCAGCGAGTCGCCATCATGCCCCCGCACGATCCGGTCAGGACTGTTGAGCACGTCGATCAGGGAGCTGTAATCGTCCGGGACGGGTGGCCGCTGGTCGCCGCCGTCGTTCCCATGGTTGCGCTCGACGTGGCGCGGCACGTCGGCCGGCAGCGTCACCGTGTAGCCGGTCACGTCCTGGTCGACCAGATCATTGATGGCCTCGGGGTTTTCCACGAAGCCCAGCCATAGCGACTCCTTCACGGACTTGTCAGCCAGAACGCGGTGCACGAAGTCCGGCGCCGGCTCGCTGGCGTTCAGGTAGCGATTCACGTCGCGCGTGAGCGCCTTGGTGATTGCCGGGGGATATTTGATCAGCTTGTCCTGCACCAGCTGGCGATAGGACGTATCGGCCGCCGCGCCAGGCGCATACGCAAAGCCAGGGTCGATGCCGTTGATGTCGCCCGCAGCTGGCGCATCGGCCGGGCCGCGCCCCTTCGCCACCGCCTGCATGAATGCCGCCTTGCTGGCGGCAATCGCGCGGCAGTTGCAGCCCCAGCCGTTCGGCGGAAAGTGCGTCTTCCAAAAATAGTGATCCGGCGGAAGCGTCAGGCCGTCCCAGCTGACATGCAGAGGCCGGGGCGTAACAGAGCTGTCGCTGTGCTTGTACGTCCAGTATGGCAGCGCCTTGAGCAGTTCCGGGTCGCTCAGCTGTTGGAAGCGGCCGGCGGCGTAGCTGGTCGCCATGTTGGTCTGGTAGATAACTTTGGTACGCCATGCCAGGCCAGCCTTGCTGTCCGATCCAGTAAAGCCCGTCCAGCCGTGTTTAGCGACCAGCGTCTTGAAATCCTTGCGGAATGCCTGCAAGCCTGTACCTTGCTCGATGGCCTTGCCCACGGCAGCATTGAGGTCATAGAGCAAGTCTGCCGCCTGGGCGCCGGCGACGACAAACGCCTTGTCGTGCGCGCCGTGAACGATGTTATCCCAGCGCTCGGTGGGCAGGTTCAGTTTCTTTTTGAAAAACGATACCTGCTCGGCGAAGGGTGCATTGAAGGCCGGTCTGGTGCTGGTCAGGCGCGCGATGGACGGCATGCTACTTACCCGCCTTGACATCGACCATGCCGGCGGCCTGGGCGGCAACCAGCCCCTGCGCCATCACTTCCTGCAAGTCGGCCAGCGGCAGGCCACTGTAGGCCGCCAGCAGCGCCGACTGCAGCTCGGGCAAGCTGGCTGCATTCTCCACTAGGGACGTGACGTGCGACAGCACTGCCTGCCATGCCTGGGCGCTCTGGTCTTCCAGGCTATTCGCCAGCCGGTCGGCCGGCGGCGTGCCGGCCAGGTCGGCCATCAGCTTGGCGACCAGGCCGCTGGCCGCGTCGGCGCCGCCCGGTGCCTTTGACACCCGTCTCAATACCGGCTCGTTGCCCACCGCTGCTGGAATGTTCAGTTTGGTCAGCACCCAGGACACGGGCACCGGTGTGCCGATGTCGACCAAATTGGGCAGCGCGGTTGAGAATGCCTGGAAGTCTTCCGGCTCGGCCACGTCGAAAACCATCGACGGCAGGCGGCGCGGGTTGATGTTGCGGCGGTTCAACACCAGCAGCGGATAGAACAGGTAACGCTTGATCGTCGCGGCGATCTGGCGCACGTCGGAGGCCAGCAGATCGTGGCGCACGCCGTTGTGTACCTTGCCCAGCGCGTTGGTGGACGATTTACCATCGGCCTGGCTTGTGAGCGTTCCGCCTAGCACGGCTTTTGACACCGACTTTTCTGACCAGTCGTTCATAGACAGGTGCGGCGCGCTGCCGCTGGCGGTCGCGTTGACGAAGTCAATCGCCATGCCCTCGGGGATGATGCCGGCCGCCGAATGGCCCAATTCGGTGACGGCATGCAGCAGCGTGGCTTTTTCCTTGGCGCCGGCGCCGGCTGGATACTTACCGATGCGAATCGGCAGGCCGTAGATTTCCAGCAGCTCGGCCAGGTCACGGATGGCGTAGTTTTTGAACAGGTACGGCCAGGCCAGCACACGGTGCAGGCCGCAGCGGGCGATGTGCCCCGACTTGGCTTTATGGACGTGCGGAATCCAGCCAAACGGCTGCAATGGTGCGCCCGCCGCGCTCGCGTCCCGTAAGCGCAGCTCGTCCTGGTTGTCGTTCGCCAAGCGGAACCAGGAGGCCGGGACGTGCTTAAGAGTGCCGGGAATCTGCTGGCCCTCGACCAGTTCCCAGCCGATTTCAACGTTGCTGTAGCCATAGCCGACTGCGTCCATCAGACTGAGCAGCATATCGTCCATGGCGTCGATGCTGCGCACGATCTCGTTGAGCCAATCGGTATCGGCCTGTTCCTGCGGCGTCGGATTGGCCGGTGCCACGATCTTATAGTCCACGGTCAGGATCGCCTGCTTGCGCTTTGCCATTTCGGAAAAGATATGCGCGTCCTTCTCTTCCATGTCGGCGAACAGGTCGGCCTGAGCCTGCAGGTTGCCCAGTTCGGCGTCGATCAGGATGCGGGACAGCTTATACGGTGTCAGGCCGCGCGAGGGATGGGTTTCAAACTCGCGCTGCAGGTAGCCCAGGCTGGCCGTCTGCGGCTCAGCCAGGGTATCGCTTGAAAGAGGGTTGCCGTTGATATCGACGATTTGCGCCATATTTGTCTCTGTGTGGTTGCTGGTTAAAATCCGCCGCGGCCGCCGGCCTCGGCATAGTCGTCCTGGTCACGGCCAGGCCCGCGCCTGTTATCGTCGTCGTCGCGCCGGCTTCCCGCGCTCTGGAAGTCAAAAACCGCGAACGACGTAGCGATTGCCCAAAGCATGTGCAGGGCGTCGGGGCCGTCGTCATGGTCGGCCTTGGGGAAATGGGTCAGCTGCTCAATGAGCGTGCTTTGCGACGGATGCAGGCGAATCAGGCCGTTTGCGACGTGTGGCTGCAGGCTCTCGATGCGCAGCAGCTTGTCAGCGTGTGGGATGACCGATCTGGCCGGCACGGGGATGCCCAGCTGCGCGCTGCGCTTGATCAGCTCGGTACGCAGGAATTCCTGGAACTGGACGCTCTCGACCACCCACACCAGGCAGCGATATACGCGCTGCAGCTCGATGACATCGGAAATGATCTTGTCCGGGACGCGCTTGGCGATCTTCGCTTCCACCACGTCAAGTATCCCAGTGAAGCGGTTGAACCCACCGACCAGGAGCGCAGATGGATCGCGGCTGGCGCCTTGCTTGCCAAGGGACGGGTCACAGGCGCCGTAGAAAACCCATTCGGCCAGGCGGTTGACCCAAAACTGAATGACGCCAGCGAACGGCGCGTCCTCGCCCGAGACGGGATCGTTCTGCTGCTCCGAGTCAAAGGCGGCGTGACCGTCACGCGCGCGCTTGAGCATCAGTTTCAGCAGCGGCTGGCCTGCCGGCCAGCACACCTCCGCGCCGAATTCCATGTCGACCTGGTGGGACAAGTAAAACAGATTGGCGGCAACGCCGTCATCGTCCTCATTGAGCAGCAGTTCTTCCCACTGATCCCACAAGTCCATGCGGTGCGGCCAGCTGATGATGGCCTTGAACTTGATGCGCTTCCACAGCTTATTCTTGAGCAGGCGCGACAGCAGGGAGTCGTAATGCAGGATGGTGCCGATCACGATCACGTCCATCGTGTCGTCCGCCGCGCCCAGCGACAGGACGGTTTTCTTTAACCAGTTCTCCAGCTTGTCGCGCTGATCCGGGCTGCGCACGTTCTCGTCATTCTCCAGGTCGTCGCCGATGGCGAGGTCTGGACGGTGTGGCCCGTGGCGCAGGCCGCGCATGCGCTTGCCCGAACCGAACGCCTGAATCTTGACATCGTTGGCGGTCAGGATCGTGCCGACTTGCCACACGCGGCCCTGGCCCGACTCCTTTGGGTAGTCCATGGCGAGGCGCGGATTGAACGCCAGCTCGGCCTTGATTGCTTCTAGCATCGTCATGGCCTGGTCGAGCGCGTCCATGATGATCAGCGGGTAGTGCTTGCGGCCGGTGATCGCGCACCAGATCACAAAGATTTGCGTCACCAGGGTTGACTTGGCGTTTCCGCGCGGCGCGGCAATGGCTTCGTGCTGGCCCTCGGCGGCGTCGACGATTTCCGGCAAGCGCTTATATAAGTAGGTGTGCAGCACGGCGTTGTCGTGCTTGATGTAGTGCGGGAAATAGGTACGGGCGAAGAACTCATAATCGTTATGCGCGCGCTTAACCCGTGCGGCGCTGGCCGCCGGATCGGGATCGAAGCCGTCGCACTCGGCCTCCACCGACATGCGGAACTTGACGGCCAGCTGCGCGATTTCGCGCTTGAGGTCTTTCAGTTTCATTTCATCTGTTCCAGGATGTGCGGCAGCTCGTCGCCGAACGGCTCCAGGATTTCGATAAAGGCGGCGCCGTGTTCAGGGAAGCGCTGCTGCACGAAGGCCGCCAAGCCGCGCATAACGTGCATGCCCACGGCCACCGCGTTTGTCTCAGGCAGGAACCGCCGCATCGCCGCCATGCTTTTGTGAATGTTGTCCATCAGGCTCGACAACAGGTCGACGCGCTTGACGGCCGCCATGCCGTCGTCGGCCTTGATCAGTTCCAGCACGCTGTTGAACTGCACCAGCATTTCGACCAGGATTTGCCGCGACAGCTGCTCAACGTCGCCGCCGGCCAGGGCCGAAGCGCTTTTGAGCTTGTCCCAGTCGTCGCCTTCATCGGCCGCCTTGTCCTTCCAGCGCTTGGCCGTCGTATAGGCGACATCGGCCAGCTTCGCGGACTGTTCAAGGGAAAGGCGGTCAAACACGTAGTGCTTGCGCAGCTTGACGCGTACCTCTGCCGGCTTTGCCATTAACGCCCCGCGTGCTTGAACAGTTCCACCAGTGCGGCAACGCCCAGGCTCGACGCCAGGCCCGCGATCATGCCGGCCTTCGCGGCGCCTTTCTCCAGCGACTGAATACGCTGCTCGTGTTCCTCGACGGTCGCGGCCAGGCGGGTCGGGTTGACGACCTCGATGGCGCGCAGGCGTTCTTCCTGCTTGTTCAGGCGGGCCGTCAGCTTTTCGTCCAGCGCTGCGAGCGCGGTTTCCTGACGCAGGCTGGACTGGCCCTGCGCGTCGAGCTTTGCTTCCATGCGCCCCAGGATGCGGGCGAGTTCGTCGTTACTAATTTCCATTGGTGCTCCGGGGATAGGGTCGTTCTAACGGTTCAGGGTCTGCTTGCCAGCACGGCGTACCATGCGCGCCTGCAGATCGGCGGCCTGCTCGCACTCGATGCAGCGGCGGCAGTTACGCACCGCCTGGCGGCGGGCGGCGGGAATTTCAGCGGCGCAGTCGGTGCAGTGCGTGTAGCGCATATCGGTCGCGGTGCCCGCACTGGCACGTCGCTGACGCTCTATCGCGTCGGCGCGGTGCTGGGCCTCGATGCGTTCGGCCATTTCGGCAATGTCGCTCATGCGACACCTTTGATTTTCTCGGCCGTGCGGTAGGCGCCCAGGCCCAGCATGCCGAACAGCAGCGTCATCAGGGTTTCCGACTCCAGCGCCGGATAGACGTGGCCGGTGATACCCACCAGGAGCGGGCGCGCGACGAAGTCGTAGACCAGGGCGGCGCCGCACGTCCAGCCGATGAACGGACGCCAGCCGCGCGTAAAGAAGTCGGGCGCGGTGGCCTCGACCTTGTCCACGTCACTTTGCGCCAGGGCCAGCTGCAAATTCACTTCCAGCTGTTTCAGGTCGCCGTCCTGCTGCATTTTCAGCAGGGCAATCTGTGCGTCGGCTTTCTTCGATTCGTCGGGCCACACGCGGTCGAAGATTTGCCCGATCAGGGTAGCCAGGGGGCCAGTCAGTAAGGGATTCATACCGTCACGTCCTCGGCTTCATATTCCAGCTGGTCGGCCACGCGGTTGACCCAGCCCTTGCCTTCGACGTTCCAGATTTTGCAGGAGGTGTAATAGCGCAGCACCTGGGCGTTGAAGCGGCAGATGACGGACGCGACGGGCATGGCCTGGATGGCGGTAATGGTGTGGTCGCCGATCTGGCCGTCATCAACCACGCACGCCGCACGCTGCAGGGCGCGCTTGGCCGTTTCCATGCCGGCGTTGATGGCGAACACCCACACCTGGTAGACGATGGCCGGATCAACGCTACCGGCCTGCAGCTTCTGCCACCAGTCGCGCAGGTAGATCGCCTGCGCCTGGTCGAGCGTCAGGTTCTCGATGTCAAGGTCAGGATAGGTCGCGGCCGACAGGCCGAACTTGGTGCCCTTGAGTTCGCCGACGCCTGGCCGGCCGCCCGTCCAGTTGCCGGGGTCGCGTGGGTCTTTGGTGAAACCGGCCTCGATGCCGATCAGGCGATTAAACGCCGTTTTGAAATCCATGATGTACCTCCCGCTGTAATTGGTCGTGGCCGCATGTGCTGGGAGGAAATCAATTCCCCGAAGCAATTCGCTGACAGGAGGAAGGTACGCGGGGGCTGCTGGGTGGTTAACTCGATATGGTTCGGGGGGAAATAAAAAGGGCCGCTATGAAAGCGGCCCTGGTGGGTTCGGTACTGCGCGACGCGTTAGAACAGTTCGGGCTGAATGTTTTGCTGCATGTTGGTCTGCTTGAGAATTTTCTGTATCTGGCGATCCGACAGCACGAAGTCGCAGGAAAGCTGCCATACCGACTTACCTTCGTTATAGGCCGTGACAATAGCACGGTTACGGGTATTCAAGTCAAGGGCGTCACAGCGCGGCACGTAGATGCGGTCGCCGCCGAAGTGTTTGCACAGCTGGCGGGCGTTCTCTTCGCCCACCACGTCGGCCAGCGCCGCGAAGGCCCGTTCGCCGCGCCCAAGTTCGCCCTTGGGCAGCTCGAACGCTTTGCCGCCGAAAGCCTGCGGGGCCATCAGCTTCATGGCCGACTCGACGCCGATAAGCCGGATCAGGTTCACTGCCATGTCGGGAAATTTCACTTCGCACCTCCCGCGCGTCGGCCGGCCTGGTAGGCGAGCGCCGCGACGATCTTGCCCAGGGCGACGGCATCACAGAATTCGATGCGGTCGACCTTGCAGATGCGCTTCGCCATGCCGTCGGCATAGGCCCAAGACAGCTTTGCGTCGGCCAGCTGCGCTTCGACCTTGCGCATCAGCGCCTGGCGGTCGGCGCCGACTGCCGGCCGTGGACGCGCCGCCGCCTTCGGCTTGAAGCCACAGCGCTCCAGGTGGGCCAGCACCTTGGCCGCGCCGATGATCGTCAAGTCCTTCGACGAGCTGGCGCCGCCGTGCTGCAGCAGCATGGCGCGGTAGGTTTCTTCGTCCAGGCCAAGTTGCTTTTTGGCGATGTGGATTTTTGCAAGGCTGGCATTTCGCGTCATTTTTGTCACTCCCTTAAATTAGTCGATCTGCAGTTCTGTCCGCTCCGCCAGCCGGTCAACGCCCTCGACGATTTCCACCGACTCGCATACCTTGCACAGATGATTGAGTGCTGCCTTACCAGTCGCCCAATCCGGCAGGTACACCGTGAACGAGCCGCTGTAGTACGGGTCTTTGGCGACGGCGCGTTTGCCTATCGCTTTTTCTGCTTTCGCGCGCTGGGCTGGCGTTAAGTTCGGGCGGACGGATTTACGTAGAAACTTCGACTCGGGGGCGTTGCTTTTTTCCTGCGTCCATGCCCATTTGAAAATCCCGTCGACGAACGTCATCACGCGGTACTTAAAGCCCTTGAACCGCTGGACTTGAAGCGTGACGCGGCGGCCATCGCACATTAGGACGGCCATTCCCCAAGGCAGGTTCAATTTCTTTTCCAGTTCCGTCCGTTGGTCTTTGGTTAATTTATTCACTTACGTTTCCCTCGGTCGCTCGTTAATTGGAAGAAATCGCGGCGCCGCACAGCTCGCGCTCCAGGTGTGCCACGACCTGGGCCTGGCTCTCGCTTGCCAATCCGCTGACCACCATTTCGACGGCGTATCCCCCACCGTCACACTCGACCCAGCGCATTGATATGTTGGGCAGGGCCGCATCTGGTGAAACAGGCTTGTTCGTTAAAATCGACATCGATATATCCTCGGTTGCTCATCAGTACCCGGCAACCCTGCCGGGTAGACCGCGCCGGCCGGCGCGGTTTCGCTTTATTCGCTCGGTTCCGGGTGACGGTGATTTGCAATGAGTTCGCTACGGAAGTTCAGTCCCCAATTCACGGAATCGGCCAGATACAAAGTGACCAGGCGGTGCAGAACAAACGCCTGCTCCTGTTCCGATTTATAGGCAATGGCATAACCGCCCCGGCGATAGCTTTCAGCAAAGGCGGCGCAGCTGAAGTTAGGCATGCCAAGGATTTCTTGAAGGCCCGGCGTCAACTCGGCGGGAAAAGTTGCACCTACAGCAGCCTGTGCCTTGAACAACGCGGCGTCCTTCTCTTCGGCGGTCTTCTTCCAATTCAGCATGCCGCCGTAATAGCGCTCAATCTCGTCCGCTGCCTTCGTGAGCAACTTGAAATCGTGCGGGCCGAACGCGCACATAGAACGAAGCTTGCGCGAAAGGTCTGTTGGGTGGCTTTGGCTGGTCAACATAGTTACGCTCCCGCCATGTCCAAGGTAATCGGCTGATACTTGCCGTCGGCATCGCGTTCGTAGACACGGACATAGCTTTTGCTGCCGGCCACCTGGAGCGCGTCACCGATGGCGGCCATGGCGCGCAACCATTCCTCATCCTTGATCGCCAGGCGGCGCAGCTCCAGGACGCGCCCCGTGTTGATGTTGCCAGCTTTGTCGACCTGGAAGGCGTCATTGATCAGCACCTTGATTTCGGGCGCGGCCCCAGCGCTCCAGCGCAGCAGACATGCATCGATCAAGGATTTCGCGGCCTGCAGGCGCTCGTCGAACACCAAGGTGTCCTGGTTGGCGCGGACGATCTTGTATTTGCCGTCGAAGGAGGTCAACGTGACGTTGCCTTTCTGGCCGCCGAGTTTCACTTCGTACAGTTCGGCGCTCAGGGTGACGAAGGCTTCGATTTCATCGAACAGCTTGCGGCGCAGGGCGGCGATGACCTTGTTCTCGTTTTTGACTTCGCCGACCAGATCGTTGACCAGGTCGTTACGCGCCATGTCGATGGGGGCAACCAGCGACAGCGGGACGTGCCGCCCCTTTGCGTCGACCATAAAACCTTCGTTGATGGCGTGGGAATTTGTCATGTGCAGCCTTTCGTTGTTGTTAAAAAATAGGTATGGATTACGCCAGGGCGGCGATAACGCCGTCACGGACGATGTCGCCGAAGTCGGTCGTTTCATACCGGCCCCAGCCGATATGCGTCACCAGGCCGATAAGCTGCAGGCGTTGCATCATCGGGGCGGGTACGTCGTGGCCCTGCGCATCAAAGTCCTCGCAGCACTCGCAAAACCGATCAAACGCTTTGCTTTCTTCGGGTGTCATGAGGGCGGCGAAGGCGGAGAGCAGCGCGCCCACCTTCGACGTGATTACCAGTGCCTCCTGGGCGATCTGGATGCAGTGATCGTTCGTCGCCGTGCATGGCTTGCCGGCGCCGCTGCCGATTTCGCGCAGCGCCATGGCCTGCAGCGCGGTGGCTTTTTCAAGGATGGCGCCCATTACGCATCTCCTTTCGGGGCCGCTGAATCCGATTCGATTTTTTTGGGGACGATGCCGTGAAAATGGATTTGCTCATCGACAGCCGCATCCATACAGTCATGCTGTTGTTCGGATGCTGGAATATGCAGGTTCCACATCAGCACTGTCCCGTCAAAACCATTGGTGGTGCGATGAAAGGCAAACCGTTTTATAAACCGATAGCGCTTCGCGTCGGCAAGGTTTGCCGCGTCAGGCTGCTGCACTTCCTGGGTAATTGCTAGCGCGGGTGCTGCTGCGAGCATGGCGCGGAAGGTAGCGCGTTCCTGCATGGCAAAGGCAAGAGCGGCCTCCAGCTCGTCGTAGGTCAGCGTCCCGCCAGCACTCATTTTTGCGGCGATCTGCTGTTTCCAGTTACTCTGATTCATGTTGCGTTCCTCTCTAGTTAAACGTCGCGCTTGTCGGCGTGGCGGAATTCGTGCTGATCACACACCAGGCTGGACGTGACCTTGATAACCAGGCTGGTGCAACGCTTCTTGGTCTTCTCGATGTAGTCGCTGCGCATCCCCATCCGCTCAGAAGCGTCATAGGTGAAGTGTTTGCAGTTTTTGCAGGCCGGCATCACCGGGGGCTTGGCGGCCTGGCGGAGGTTGACAGCAACGTGCTGGCTCAAAGCGCTCTTGTTCATGCTCCATTCCTTTCTGGTAAGCCGCTCACGCGGCGGTTTTGTGTTGCTTGATCCGTTTAAAAATCTTGGCCGACAACATGCCCACGGCGGTCGCCGCCGCCTCGTCATCGCTGGCGCTGACGCCGCGCAGGTAGTGGATGACGGCGTGCGTCACTTCGTGCGGGACCAACTCGTCGAGGCATCCATCCAGCGGCAGCACTACGGTGCCCGCAATGTCGGCGTCGGTCGATGCGGCCGGATAGAAATACGCATGCACTTGCGTGCCACGACGCGCCTTCCAACCCTGGCGATAGGCGGCGTCGACATGGGCGACCGTGGGCAGCAAGCACACCTTCAATTTCAGGCGCTTGTGAGCGACGTTGAACAGCGTCATGCCATCCCCCAGCCCGGCCAGCAGATCGTGCAGCCGCCGACGATGACGCTGGTGACAGGCTCGCCGCCGCCTAGCGGCCGGCGAACATTAAAGCCGTGGGCAATGGGAACGAGCCACGCGGCGGCCGAGGCGTCGACGTGGATGGTCGGCTGCGGGCCGTCCAGGTCGATGGCCTTGACCGGCTGATGGTGGTCACGCAGCAGGCGCAAGGTCTTATTTGCGGCGGCCAGTTTGTGGACGACGGCCGGCGTAAAGACCTTCGGCGAAGGCGCGACGATCAGCACGTTAGAAACTTGACGCAGCGGGACGACATTAACGGTTTCGATGTTCATTTCGTTTTACCTTCGCACTTGTTTTGACACCGTTGGCAGGCGCTCCATTGCCCCATCTGCACGGGGTTATGGGTCGGCGCGCGACGGCTGGAAAGTTCCCGGCACAGCTCGACCGGGATCGTTTTGCGTTCATACGGGCACAGCACAACGCGCGATGGGTCAAGAGTCGCCAGCACCTTGCGCTCCAGCTTCTCGGTGCCGCCCGGATACGTGCCCTTGAGGGCCAAGCTGATGGCGGTTCGGGAATACCCGATCAGCTTGGCGACCGCGTCCTTGCTGGTCAGGCCGGCCTCGGTGCGCAGCAGCTGCAGCCACAGCGGTTCAGAGTTCGTCATGGTCGACCTCTTCCTGCCATACGACCTTCCCAAGGTTCGGGTCATATACCGACTTGGTGCGCTGGATCATCGGCGGGCGCGGGCCTGTATTCATGCCAGGCGCCAGGCGATAGCGCGACGCTCCCACAGCGGCGCCGCCCTTGGCCTTGACCACGACCACCAGGTAGCCAGCCTGTTTGAGGTGGACAATGTAGGTCTTGGCCGTCTCTGGTTTGACCTCGACACCCGAAGTCGATGCGTGGGCGGCCAGGTCGATATAACCGAACTCGCCGACGATGCGCATGGAGCGCCACATTGCCTCAGTTCCTAGCCCTTGCTTTACCGGGGCGCCGTCGCGCGTGAGACGTGGTGCTTCCACGCCGTTATCGCGTACCAGCGACCAGGTCTTCTTTGTACCGATGGCGGCGCCGGGCTCAATGTGGCCGGTCAGGTAGCCGCCTTTTTCGAGTGCTTGCAAATACATGTAAACCGTCTTTTCTTCCGCTTGGGCCTTGTGAGCGATCTGACTGCAGGTAAAACCCCTCGCGTGCTTGCGAATCTGCTCCCATGCACGTTGGCGAGAACCTTTACCTCCGACCATTTCCATTTCCACAGGCTTGCGCTTTGCCTTTGTAGCTGCCATGCCGCCCCCTTACGCTGCAGCGCGGCGACGTGGTGCTTCGCCCGTGTACAGCTCGCGCTTGCCCCAGGTGGCGAGGTTCATTTCGTCCTCGGCCAGCATGTTGGCTTCCTCATGGATGCGGGTCAGGTTGACGCAGACGCGGCGCACGGAACCATGCGCGGCCTGGACGACGTGGGCCATCAGGTCTTCGGCGATGGCGATACCGGGCGCGTAGATCGGCGCCAGCTTTACCGCGTCGTCCATGGTTGCCGGCAGCGCTGGAATCCAGGCCATGACGCGGCTGTGAAAGCGTTCCCATTTCTTCAATTTTTGCGGCAGCATTTCCTCGCCGACCAGCAGCATGGTTCCCTGGCTTCCCTCGTAGATATCGCGCACCAGTTCAACCATCTTGTCCGAGGTCAGGCAGAAATCGAATTCGTCGATGATCAACGGCCGGCGGCTTGCGGCGATCTGCTCGCATATCTGGTCGAGCAGGTTCGTGATCGTGCCGCGCGGCTTGATGCCCATTTCAAACAGCACCTTTTCCAGCAGCGCTTTGCGGTTCCAGGCGCTACGCATCTGCACGTAGTAGCCGCGCGTCCGGTTCGCCAGTGCGGAGCAGGCGATGGTCTTGCCGCGACCGGCTTCGCCGTACATCACGCCGATGCCGGGCAGGCCGTCGACGCGGTGCAGCAGTTTTTCGGCGGCCACTTCGACCAAGTCGAGATTGGAGAGCTGTGCTACGCGACTTACAGGGGCGTTCATGTTATTCATGCGGTGTCATCCTTCGTTTTGGGTTATGCGCTTTTACGTTCAAACATCCGGTACTCGGCGGTGGCCTTGTAGGTCTGCCGCCACTTCTTTTGCTTCTCGCTGCTGTCCTGCTGTTCCCCCTTGTTTTCCATCCGTTGAAACTCTTCCCAGCGGGCTTGCGGGGTGTCCGGCACCGCCCAGGTAGGCGCCTCGTCAGCGACCGGCGGCATCGCGTCACGGATCGCCGGGACAGCGTCACGAGAAATCGGCGGCACAGATTTCGTCACGTCGACCAGGACGGCGGCGCGCGCCCTGGCGGCCAGTTCCTCGCGGTCGATGATCAGGCCGTCGAGATAGACGCCCTCGGACTGCTCCAGGGCGGGAGCGCCCCGACGCTCGGCGCGCACCTCTTCTAACTTGGCCTCAAGGCGCCGTTCGCGGCCGGCTTCGCGGTTGTCGCGGGCCTGCTCGATCACCGAACGCGGCATGTAGTCTCGCTTGTTGGCGTCCAGCTCGGCGGCGCAGATAAAGCGGCCGTCCTCGTCATAGACCCACACCTTGGCCGGGTCGTTGATGTCGTAGCCAATACGCAGTTGCTCCTGGTGAAATTCCTCCAGGTACTTGGAGAAATATCGATTTCCGAACACTTCGATTTCGCAGCGGCGGATGACGCGCATGACCTGGGGACGGAACAGCGGGCGGGCCTCGTCATCGCTGACGGTATGCGGCACAAAGCCCTTGCTTGCCGCCAGTTCCCATGCCTCATTGGGCGTCATGTGGCGGCGCCGGCCGGTCGCTGGATCGTCGATCTTCGCCAGGGAGCGATGCGGGCGGTTGTTGTACTCGTCAACCTGCTCCTTGGCGAAGGCGACGAAGTTATTCCAGCCCATCAACGGCATGGCCTGCGCCTCGCCCGGCTTGGCGATGGCCTTACGGGACAGCTTGAACACGTTCAGCTTGGCTTCCCGATCCATGTCGCGGCCGATGTAGCCGGCGATTTTTTTGGCCGCGTTGACCCATATCGTTTGGTGTGATTTTTCGATCACGCCGCGCGCTTGGGAGTTGTACGGCAGGCTGTTGCGCATTTCCGTGCCAAGGCGGGACATCAAGCCCACGCCGACATCGGTCATCAGCTGGTTTTTGTAGCCGGAACCGTTATCGACGTAGAAAATGGCTGGGATACCGCCGGTAAAAACGGCATTGCGTAATGCGTCCAGCACCTCAAAGCTGCTTTCAGCCAGGCCGGTCGACCAGCCCACGGCGCGGCGTGTGGCAATGTCAATGACCGTCGTAATTTCGGGACGGAACGGCCGGCCGTGCATCGGGTGCTGCACCTCGGCGTCAAACGTATGACCGTCAGCCGTGTAAATGTCGGCCGGCAGCAGCTGGTCGAAGGCGCGGCGGAAGAACGGCTTGATATTTTTAAGCTCACGCTCACCCATGCGGCCCATTTCCAGGGTTACATTGCCGACCTTGCCGAGGAAGCGCCGCACCTGGTGGACGCTCGGCACTTCGGCAACGCCGGGGGCTTTGACGAACTCGCGGTAGGCATGCTCGACGGTCGGCTTTTCCGGGCGCTGGTACAGCGCCATGAACGCAGGCGCCCAATCCGGCACGCGCATGTCGCGCTGGGTCTTCTTCGGAACCAGGGAGCCGCTGCGCTCGTATTCGACGAAGCGCAGCACGCTACGGTCGGACGGCAGACCGTCAGCGCTGGGCCGGCCGCGTTCGTCGCGCGCCGCCTTGAGCATGGCGACCAGCTGGGGGTTGGCTTCGCCGCTGCGGGCCATTTCGACGAGCGTGCGCGCGGCTTTTTTCATGGTGTAGCCGGAACGGTTCATCAACGTCTGCAGGGCCAGCAGCACGCCCTTGCGGCATTCTGCTTTCAGTGTCTGGTCTTCCGTGGCGATCAGCGGCAGCTGCTCGATGGTGCGGGCCGGTGCGCGCAGGGCCGGGACGGCGGCTACCAGCGTTTGCGCGGCTTTTTGTTGTATCGCCGCTATCACCGATGCTGGCGGGGCGTATTCGCGGCGGGTTCCGCCTACCCCTTTGACCTCGATGAACGCCCATCCCTCGCGTTCCGCTTTCGCAATTGCTTTACCCTTGCTCGTCGGTACACCAGGAATCGACATCGACGCGAGTTGCGCAGCACTGTAGTGCGACTGAATGGCGATATTGTTCATGCCATCGCTCCGAAGAGGTCAAGCTCAGGGCTATTAGACTTCGACACATTGCTTCGCTGATAAGCGATCTGCGACAGCGTGCTAGTCAGCGCCGCGACTGTTTCTTCCAACGCGCTACCGTCTTGGTAAAAGCGTGCAAGCAGGGCTACCGCCTCTGCAAAGGTGCATTGAAGCTCCGACAGGTCCGCAACGCCTGCCTTTTTGCCAGCAGGGATATCGATGACTACTTTGTCTCCGCCGGCGAGGCACAGATATTCGCTGATGCATGAAATACCGCAAAAGGTTTCAAATTGGCGAACACGATTTAACGGCATTGAGGTTTCCGCCAACCAGCGATACATGGTTTTCGGATCGACGCCCATTAAATCGGCCAGCACCTTAATCGGACGGCGCTTTTCCGCTGCGAATTCGTGACACAGCTCTACTGCCTCACTTAGGCTCGTAGGCCGTACTGACTTCCATCTTCTATTTCGCATTGTGGTTTTCCCCTCGACGAGAAATTCAAGCGTGGCGCTTGTATTGGCTAAGGAATAAGATTTGTTCGTAGCCACGGCGCGTTAAGCGTGCTGGGCACAGGTGGAAAGTGTGGCGGAGCGTGCCAAAACCGGCGTAAAATTACGCTTTGCGTAACGTTCGGGCCAGATTTGCTCTGGCGTGAGTCCGATGGCGGCGGCGATGATGCCTTCTGCTTTCAGATATGGAGCGTCCAGCGCGGATTTAAGCGTTCCAGCGCTTAAGCCGTGTTGCCGGGATAGTTCGCGCAGAGACCAGCCCTTTTTGTGGAGTTCTGCAACAACGTCCGCCCTGTGCCAGTCGGCCAAGGCGGGTTTTTTTACTTCTGTGAGTACGCTCATAAGTGGCTCCTATTGGGTGAACAACTGAGCGTATCTTAGAGTGTGCCAAAGCGTGCCGTCAACAGGTTTTTTGAGGAACACTCATATTTTTTTGAGCTTCCTCTACAAAAATTTATAAGTCTTTGATTTGAAAGATTTAATTAGAACCGTTCCGGGAACACTTAATGTTGTCCGGAGGGAACGCTTAAAGAGGAGTGAGTGTGCCGCAGCCGATTCGTTACTCAGCATCAGAAATTGCAGCAATGCGGATACCTGGTCTTCCGTCTACGAAGGCGCGCATTATCGACCGCGCTACTGCAGAGTCGTGGGCATTTGTCGAAGCCAAGGGCGTGGGCGGCACGCGACGGCTGTATGAGCTGCCCATGCGCTACGTGACGGAGGCGCCCGTGGAGCGCGGCGCTGTGCATGCCTCGGATGCTTCCACCACTATAGTCGCTGGCGGCAAGGCTGATATGGAGAAACTTGCCTTGGCTATCCGGGCGTTAGAAGAGTTCGCCGCCGAAGAGCGGATTACAATTGATCCAGAGCGCAAGAGCGCAATTATTGCGGTCCTCTATGACTACCTGCAAAAGGGCGCCGGAAGCGGCGACGTGGCGAACCTGCTCAAACTGGTTGGATAATCCGAAAAGTTGTAGGGTTGTGACAATTGGAGAGAATTAGTTGCCGAAGACTAACTATCATTTCTGTATTTAAATTCAGATTATGATTTTGCAACAAGACGGTAGCAGTGCGCTGAACGCTTTGAAAGATTTGTTGAAGTCGTCTCTACGGGGCTGCGGCTCGATATGGCGAGACCAGGACGGCTTTGGATGGCGCAATAAGAACCCGGCGGCGCCGGCGAACGACGCCGAGTTCAAGCGCCCCGGCGGGAATTCACCTAAAACGGCCCGAAGCCGTGTCAAAAAGTACGCAAATGCGGCCGAAATAATAGCGAAGCTGGCTAATTTATGCCAAAACGGTTTCGATAACCAAATAACCCGCTAACCGCATGAATGCTGGGTTTCAAGGCTTTTCATGTCCCCTTGGCCCGGTGTCAAAACGCTCACTCCCCCACACTGGATGGCGCCCGCCTCCAGCAGCGCCAGGTTGTCCGCGTCGAGGTCGTGGCCGATAAACACCTGGCAGCGCCGCTGCGCTTCCTGAAAGGCCTTGACGATGGCGGCGTTGCCGCCGCCGATGGAATACACGGCGACTATGCCGGGGTGATTTTCCAACGCCTGCCGCACCAGCGGCCCGGTGGCACCGTCGATGCCGTGGCCCTCGCTGACCTCGACGATGCCGAGATGGCGATGATGCTCGCGCAACGCGCGGCGAAAACCGATCTCGCGCTCCTCCTCGCCGTGAAAGCGGTTGCTGCTGAGCGTCACCAGTATCTGCTGCTGCTTCTGCTGCTGCGCCGACTTCCTCGCGGCCCCCATCCACTGCCCGATCAGATACGCCGCCGTCTCGCCGGCGGCGCGGTTGTCCATGCCCACATAGGTGCTGCGCGCGGAACCCGGCAGGTCGGTCACCAGCGTCACCACGGGGATTCCGGCCGCGGCCAGGCGTGCCACCGCGGCGGCCACCGGCGCCAGGTCCGGCGCCTTCAGCAGCACACCGTGGCTGCCGTTTCTGCGTATCCGGTCGAGCAGGTCGACGATGGTCTCCACCTCCAGCGTTTCATGCAAATGAAAGCGCGAGCG